AATGGATTAGAATATATACGTGATTTCAATCAAACACCTTCAAGTAATCCTGAAAGCTTACTTGTTAATTTTGTAATCAAACATAATCCAAATCCACTAACTCCACGAACAAGTCTAATTGTAATAGAACAAGAAGGTGGAGGAAGTCCAGAATATGCAAGAAAATATTTCCAAGACTTACTATTAGAACATGGATATAACATCCCGGTTATATTAAAGAAACCATCAGGCAGTAAATACCAAAGAGCAAGACCATTAATGCATAGTATACGATACGGTAACACTAAACTAAACCAAGAATCCGAGTATATGGAAGAGTTCATAGATGAAAGCGTAAGTTTATCACCTGATGGAAAAGGCAAAAGCCCAAACCTAGTAGATAGTGCAAGTTTGGCAAGAAATTATTTACACACTGACATTTTAAACAATACAACACGAGTAAGTGTTGGAACAAGAATTGGAGCATAAAATAATGATTATACAAGGACAACCAGTAGACAGTGAATTATTAGCTGTGCAGAAAAGCATAGCGAATAACTTGAAAAACAAAGGTAAGTTTCAAAGTGAAAATAAAGACACTGCTGAAAATACTGTTGAACTGCACCCTCCAATTCCAATGCGTGACTGTCTCTATGTATTCGAGAACAGTAGTCATGTTGCTAAATGCTGCAGAATATTAGCAGCAGACATCATCTACAATGACATTACATTAACACCTGACGTGCAGGGTGAACCTGATGAAAAGCTAGTTAACCAGGTCAGTAAGATTAATGAATTTTTGAATGATAATGTAGATGAATTGTATAATTTATTGGTTGATTATAATTATGCTGGATGGTGTGCAATGGAATACACCTGGACCAATACCAGATTCCAATTGCAACAAATACCAATACACACCTGCAGCATAGTACGTGTTAGAGAACAGGGATATGATGTGTACTTGTTAAAGCAAAGGATCAACAGTACAACTCATTACTTTAAGATTATGGGTGAAAAATATCCTGAAAACTTTAACTTCTATCAAGGGGAAAAATTGGGGAATGCTTCCTTGATGGGTGGAGACAATATCTACCAATTTTTCAGTTTACCAAAATGGATTCAAAATTATCCGAAGATATTGACTGAGATTGCAATAGCTAAAAGCGATTACAAAACTGTATCTAATGGTAATATATCAAGTGGTGTTTTAAACATTAACCTTGAACCACAAAATAATTTGCCGGTGCAGTTTGATGAGAATGGTAATCCAGTACAGCAACCATCTCGTGAAGAAGTTATCAGTGGTGAACTGCAATCAGCGAATGGTGGAACTGCTGTAATATTCACAGAATCCAACAGGCCAATGAATATGGATTATGTAAGTCTAGCTAACAGTAATCAAAGTTACTTATCTGATTTATCAAACAGCTGTCAACAAGCTGTATTGAATGATTATAATATTCCATTAGTTCGTTTGATGATTAATACTGAAAAGGAATCTATGAACAGTGACAAGACAAAGTCTATCTGGGAGATTTACACTTTAAACTTGAAAAATGAACAGAAATCACCAAAACAATTTATTCGTGAATTAATCGATGACCTATACAGCATTAAGGTTAATGTGGATATAAGCACACCAATATTTTCAGATAGGCGTGAAATTGAAGTTAAACTTATCAGTCAAGCATGGAATGATGGAGCATTAACCCTTAAACAATTTGTCACAGCATTATCAGATTACTTGGATATTATTGATTTGAATGATTATGATTTCACAGTGAATCCTGAAATATGGGATTATCGTAAAATACCTGAATTGCAGAATGGTTATACTCAGGAAGATTGGGATGCGATAAAAGAGATTGAGGCACAGTTAGCTTCTGCTAATTAAATGTAATCGTGGTGATTCTATTATGAGAATAACACACAAACACGAATATAAAAACTACCTTGGCAACCGGAGAATAGCTGTCATTCAGAAAGCACGCAACCCAATACAATTAGCAATACAATTCATCAATAATCGATTAGTGGATAAGAAAATCATCGAATGGAACGATGAATTCAAAGACCCTATTTATGATCCTTATACTGTGGATGATATTCAAAGTCAAATTTTACCGTATAATGTTCGTGCTAGTCAGCAGGATTTACAACGCATACTAGGACATAGCTTGGTGACTCGTAATCCCACCACTGAAATTGAAGCGATGAAAGTTATTCGTAATGTGGGAAATGACTTGTCTAAATTGGAAGCTGAACGTGTAGTTAAGAATTTGAATTATGTTGAAAATGTCCTGACTACTGCTGATGTTGACATTGGTAAATATGAGGCATTGGTGGATAAGCTGCCAAGACATACTTCACGTAAAGAAGTATTGGAAAGATGTATAACTAAAGGTACTGAACTGCCACCTACACAAAGACAGGCTTGGCTTGAACGAAACCTTGAACGAGGAGCCTCATATAATAAACGATACACTTACAAGGAATTGAATCAGTTAAGTCGTGACCTGGAAAGATACAAAACTCACAGATTAGATTATGAAACTGCTGTGATGGAAAATAGGCAGGCGGACCGTGAAGGTTATGACCGTGTCAATGTGGGTAAAGTTTGGATTTGGTCACAATTAGAGAAGACAAGACATAGTGAAATGGATGGAGAATTCGTTGATTTATCATCAAGGTTTGAAGTAACTAATGAAGTTACTGGAGATGTGGATTATTTGTTATTTCCGGGAGATGTTAGCGGAGACCACTCAAATTGCTCTAATATTTGTAATTGTGGATGTACTTATGAAATAATTCAAGGATGAGGTTTTTATGTTTAAAAGAAACTATTGTTACGGCATATATAAGTACGTAGATAATGAAACTGGAAATATTGTTTATATTGGTAAAGATAGTCATATAGACAAAAATCGAAGACATCATGAACACTTAAATCCATCAAAGTATGGTCAGCAAGTATTTAATAGAGTATTGCAAAATAATCCTGAGAGATATGTTTATCAAATATGGTATCATGTATCATCTATTGAGGAATTAAATCAATTAGAGTTTGATTTGATTAATTTATATCGTCCTAAATTTAATTTTCACCATGGTGGAAGTAGTAAACTCATTGATAGGGGTTTCAAATATACTGTTACAAAATATGGTTATAATCATAATGGAAAACAAAAGTATGCTATTAATGATATGAATCAAAAACCAATATTACAATCTGTTGACTATGATTTTCTAAATGATATTGCTTGTAAATTGAATAATAATGACTTAACTCCTGCTGATGCAAAAAAACAAAAAAGGAAAATTAATTTTTCAATTGATGATAAAATCCGTGCTAGTAAACAAAAAAATAAATCTGGATTTTATGGAGTAAGTAAATCTCCATGTGAAAGTTGTAAAGATGGAATCATGTGGAATTATGGTTCCGTGAATGAAAATGGTAAACGGATTAGAATTTATAAATCTGATTTCTTTGAACTTAAAAAAGAAGTTGAAAAACGAAAGATGATTTGGAAGATCATTGACCTGGACAAAGCAATTGATACTGTTAGAAGTATTGTTGCAATCTAAATTTTTTTATTAATCTTATATTTTTCACAATAGTTAGAGCCCTATTAGCTCTTGCTATCAAATTTTTTTAATAAACTAATTGAGGAGTTTACAATGTGATATCATGTTATTAGACAAAAAGAAAGCATTATATGTTAAATGTTGTATAATCGCCAATGGAATCACAGATAGCCAAGGCGACACATTATACGCTGAAGATATAAAAAAAATCTTCACTTCATTCAATAATCAAGATAATTTCGAGATTTATCACAATGACATTCCAATCGAGGAAGTGTCATTACTCGAGAATTATATCAGTACTGCCGATGAAACGCTCGGAACCGCAATAGTTCCACAAGGCTCGTGGATGGCAGTTGTACGTGTTGACAACCCTGATATACAGAATGGATTGTTAACTGGAGAATTTGGAGGCGTCAGTCTTAATAATAGAATAGCTCCGAGATGTAAGGGCAAGTTAACTGGCACAGTACGTTATAAAGATGTTGCTGATGCTGAATGTGTTATCCCATTGCTCATATCTTTTGTTGAAGGTGGAGCTAATGGTTATGGATTGCATGTTATGGACTATGATGCCTACATCAAGAAGAGCAAAGACATAGAATTCGAAGATGAAAATGGAGGATACAGTATGGATTTTAAAGAATTCATTAAAGGTCTTAAATCCTTGATTAAAGAAGCAGAAGACACTCCTGAAGAAGAAGTTCCTGCTATTGAAAAAGAGGATAAGACCAAAGAAGATGAACCAGTTGAAACTCCAACTGAAGAAGCAGTTGAAGAAGAAACTGAAGAAGAACCAGTAGTTGAAAAAGAAGATGAAACTACTGAAGAAGATGAAACTGCGGAAACTACTGAAGAAACTGAAATCACTAAAGAAGATGAAGCTTCCGAAGAAGAATCCGAACCAGTTAAAGAAGAAGATGAAGTGGACATCAAAAAAGAAGATGATGAATCTACTGATGATTTCGAAGCAAAAGTAGCTGCAATTGTTGAAAAAGTACTTGCAGAAAAACTTGGTGATAAGAAAGAAGATGAAGCTGATAAGGTTGAAGAACCAGCAGAAGAACCTGTTGATGAAGACACACCAAAAATCACTAAATCTGAAAAAGTCATCATAGACAATGAACCAGTAAAACAAACTAATTATTACACAGTTACTGGTAGAGACCCACTTACTGGTATTAAAATTAAAGATTAAATCTTATTTTTCTATTTTAAAGATTTTTAGAACTTTTTAGTTTAATTTAAACTTATTTTTTAGGAGGAAATTATATGATAACCAAAGCCGATATCGAATATAAAAATGCACCTGTTATTGTAAAATGGGATAAACCATTAACTGACAGTAACGGTAATGTAACTGAAGGAGTAATGGCTGGACAAGCTAGCGAATTCATCCCAAGGATTGAACAAGAATCTAAACTCTTAAGCGAGTTAAGATACATTGAAATGGAAGGTGAAACTCAAGACATTCAAACTTTAAGAGTAAGACCAAAGTTACAGAACGGTAACAAATTATCCAGTGGTGCTCAAATTGATGATCTTTTATCATTAACTGAAACCTTACCAGGTATTCTTAAAACTACTCTTAAAGCACAGTTCTTCACTGCATACACTAAAATCGCTAAAACCTTCTTAAAAACCAACATTGAAAAAGAAGGATTCATTAGCAAATACGAATCTTTACTTGCACCTGCTTGTGCTGCTGATGCTGAAGTAATTGCTATCTTCGGTAAAATCCCTGCAACTGGACAAACCGCAAGTGGTTACCAGGCAATTGATGGTATTCTTGCACAGTTAGATGCTGTTAAAGCATACTACGATGAAAATGCTGCTACAAACCCTAAATTACCAATGGGTAAATTCACCGACATTACTACTGCCAATCCGCTTGTACCTCAACTTTACCAAATGTACATTCAGTACCTTAACCAAGAAGGTAGACTTGAAAACCTTAAAATCTACACTTCAGCAACCACTTACGCTAAATTAGTTGCTGAGTCTGCAGAAAGAGAAACTGCTGGTGGTGACGACTTATACTTCAGAGGAGGTAAATTATACTTCTACGGTATTGAAGTTGTAAGACTCGATGCATTAGCACATCCTGAAAATGATTATGGTGATGTTGTAATTTTCATGGATCCTAACAGTGTAGGTTACGGTCCTATCATGGAAGCTGAATCTGAAGCTCAGTATAAAGTTGAACTTAAAGGTTACTTAACCAGTATTGACTTCATGTTTGATGTAGGTATCATCTTCGGTGAAGATGTGCTTTATGCTAAAGTTACTACTCCCAGCGGGGGCGGAGACTAATCAATCCTCCGCTAATAATGATGCTGTAGAGGAAGAAACTACTGTTGATATTACTGTTAATGTAACTGATGGTACTGGTCCAGTTCAAGGTGCAATTGTCACTATTGGTGGTAAATCATGTGCTAATGGAACTGGCAGTGGCGGAGGTTGTACTGTGAAAGATGTTCCCGTAGGTACTGGTGTAAGTGTGTCTGTAACTTGTGAAGGATACGAAGCATACACTGCTACTGAGGACATCACAGCAGAAACAACTACATTGTCAATTACATTAACTGCAGAATAAAGGATTTAAAAAAGAGTAAATTTTTCTCTTTTTTTGTCCTTTTATTTTTTTTAAAATACATGATAATTTGGATGTGATAGGATTGATAACTAATAGTGTTATATATGATGAAGACATCCAGAACCAAATACTCGCTAACCTGGATGGTTGGCGGATTGGAGAACAATCAGATAATGGGGAAGTTGTTGAAGTAGACCCTTTCATGAGTTTATCTGAATTAGATGCTAAAGCCAACAAGGTAATTACCAGTACTGAATGTCAAATGTTTTACGAGGAAACATTAGACATGGCTTTCATGCATACTAACAGATTGAATATTGATGATTTAACCACTATTGAAGCCAGGACTTTTATTCGTGCGGTTTGCAAATGGACCGCAAGCAACCTATGGAACAAGTATAATATCCGAGTCAATAACGAAGACTTGGAGGATACTTATGTCCAGTCATATGGTGGTCTCTTGTATCATAGTGCTTTGAAATCATTACAACCTTTCATTAACCAAAGAATCACCAGTATGAGCAGTTTCACAAATAGTGATGATGATGACAATCCATGGATAGTGTAAGTTTATGGCTGGATTTATACCTGAAATCACTACAAGAATCACAGTCAATGTCCATAGTGACAGTATTGATGATGCCATTAGCCGTATTGAATCAGACCCTTTTTTATCACAATGCCCTAGTATTGTGGAACGGTTGAATGAGAAAAAAAATCAATTAGATGGTTTGGAGCAACCTGTAGCTGAATCAGTTGCAGAAAGATTGCAATCCAATCAGGAAATGATAATCTCAAGTAAACATCACCTTACGGGTATGATGGCTAATAGTGTTGATATATCACAGGATGGTAATGATTACCTGGTCGGTAACACTGCAACCAGTGTGGATGGATTTCCTTATCCATTGGCTATTGAAACTGGTAGACGTGAAGTTTTCCCAGTTGAGAAGAAAATGCTAAGATGGTTTGAAGGTGGAATAATTGGTGGAACTCCAATATTCGCAAAACGCAGTGGTAGTGTAGACCCTGACCCATTTGTGGAACCGTCAATTAGTGATACTGTTTATGATATTGAAGAAATCGTACGTGAACATGTTAGGAGCATAAAATAATGATTGATACAAGTAATGATACGGATATGACAAGTGACATCCTCATCTACAATATATTGAACCAATCTGATGATGAATGGATAAAAAAATGTAACCTGAAATTCATTGACCGTAGTGTTCCTGCCGAAGAAGATGACACCATATATATTGCCAATGTTGACCTTGAAACATTGAAAGAATCATTTAATCATGTTGAGTATAAGGCATTGGTTAATATTTATGTTAAAACCAAAGACACGGATTATATTAGTGGTTCAAGGTTTCTTCGTACAGTAGTTAAACATATTAAGAATGTATTGCGTGCTGATATAACTTGTAAGCAACGACACATTACATTTCGTAACACTACTTATGAATATGGTGGAAAATACACTTTGAAAGGTTTGCATTTACTGGTGCAGATGGTTGAATTTGAAAGTACTAGTGATCCAACTGAAACTGAATCATGTATAAATATTGATGCGGATGTTG